GTACAATACCAACTACAAACAGAGTTTTGGCTCCGTATGCTGGTGTATGCTCGACTTCTGTTCCTAGAAACAACCTGGCATCTTCATGCCCTTCTCGATTCATTAAGCCTCCGGCCAATTGGCTAGAAATTTGTTGTATGCTTCTTCAAAACCTTCACGTCTGTGTAGTACTTCATTTGGATCCCAACCCCATACACGTCTAAAGTATACATTGTAAATATCGTTTACGGTATATTCGTAATACATTGTTGTGGGTATTTGTCCCTTACAAATCCAAAATAACTCACAGGCGTCTTTGAGTTTTGGATTATCAATAGTCGTCAGCTTCCGCTCTAACATAATCTAGATCCTCTTCTTGTCTTTCTAATAACATTAATTGAGCAATTTGATCTTTGATTCTCAATTTTTCTTTTTTAAGATTTGCAATAGTAGTATCGTTCCACGGACGTTTCTTTTGTAGTTCTGCTACCCGTTGCTTTAAATTTTCGTGTGCTTGTTCGAGATGTCTGATTCTAAGTGTATACGCCATGTTATATCTCCTCAAAAAGGTCTAAGACCGGTTTAAACTTTTCTTTAACTTCTTTTTCGATTGTGATACTACCCTGAATATCAATGTGCTTGGCTGCCTGTGTTCTAGCATTCATTGCTTTCTTACCACTAAAACCTCTAGTGCCAATAATCTCCATCCAGTACTTGCTATGGTTATTGATAATCTCTTCTGCTTCATCTCGATCGGGTGTAGAAAATATACTTTCAACTACATCCTTAAACAATATTTTCCCTGTGCTGTTACGCATCATACGTGGGTAGTTTCCTTGATCAAACTCTCTGTTGGCACGTTGTACACTTTCAATGTGTGTCCAAACATTATGTCCCATTAGTAGAGCGTAGCTAAAACTATCCCATGATGTTTTGCCCACTTTGCCATTCTTGTTTTCTTCACCTGGTTTGTATATACAGATATCTTTCATCTGTGTACGCAAACTTACGGGACTTTCGTCAAATACGTCCACCAGTCCATCTTCTAGTGCGGCTGTACCGTATAGTCTTGTGTCTGTGCTATACTTCTTATCGTCAGCAATAGGATTCATTCTATAACTCCACTTGTCATCATGCGGAGTAAGTATTTCGTGGTAGACTTGTCCGTTTGCTGTTGCTAAGAAAGGCGACGCACAATCAAAACTAATGGTAAAGTTTGGATTAACATACTTGCGAACTGCACGTTGAATTGTGGTTAATAATACTGCCCATTCTAATTTACTAGTACCCAAGAAGTGCATCCAATCGTGCCGTCCCTCTTGTAGTAAATTGTCGTGACGTAGTGCAACTAATCTTTTCAATACCAAGTGTACATCACACATATTCTGTCCACCCATTGCCCATCCGTCAAAATGTTTATCGGGATATGCTGTGGGATCACAGTACACTTTCATTTCTTCATACCATTCGTCTGCTGACGTATGATTATCTCCCTGAAGGACGTTTAAGAACCGTGCGCCGCCATTGTTGACGCCTTTGCGATGCTTGATGAAGTACTCGTTGTTGAACTTGGTTGCGTCTACCGCTTGTTGTAGTGTTTTTATTTGACATGCGTCACTGGCCTTTTTATCGTGAATAACCCAAGTTGGAATATCAAGTATCATGCCATAATTGGCGATACTGTCCAACCAGTTGAGAACTAGGTCTCTTTTCTTTTGTGCTTTTGGGCATCCTGAATTTGCCTTCCAGTCTCCTTCCCAGAGACCTTTAGCAATTTGGAATCCACCCGAGTCACCCAAGATAAGGGTATTTGGATCACGTTTACGAACCATATCCTCACTTGGATCATCTTTGTTGAGATCCAAGTTTGCATGTCCACCAGAGTACAAACTCCACTTGTACGGGAATAAACCTTTTTGTGCATTAAGCCAGTTCATTTGTTCCATATCTTGTATAGCCGCAGGCATACGTGCAGGATCAACATAATCGTTGTTAACACGTTGTTTGCCTATGAATGTTGCGTAGAAGCCAGATATGGCAGGTAGAAAGATTGCGTAGTCGTTTTGTTTTGAAGTTAGATTATCTTGATCTTCCATTATAATCCTAAATCCTTGACAGCGTCACCTTGGGTAAAATTATTTAGCAACTTCGCCCTCTCGATAAAACTGTACACTTGAAATTAAATCGTAATCTCGTTGATAGTATTCAGCAAGATGTATTTCGTACATAGTGTTATTGTAAACAAGTTGTTGAAAATAGTCAACTAGATTTTTATTATCATAGTTATTTTCACTTACATTTACATACTCTTGCTGTTGTAAATTATAGTCCAATCCTTTTGCGGTAAACCAATGATCTAAGTTTTTGTTTAAATGTTCGTCACAGTAAAAATAAACTGGGCTAACTAAAAACTCTCTAAATTCCTCAATAAACCAAGACTGCTGTTCAGTGTGATCATCAAACGCAACTTGGTCTATTAGGATTCTATTTACAAGATCATTTGCCTGCTCTAAAAAGTGCGTACTACCAAAATCTTTACCAAATAAATTAGTGGTTATATGTTGTGCTATGCCTGTAAGCCAACGCCTAATAGGATCACGCAGTACAATAATAGTGTTAGTGGTCTGACGACGCAGAATCCTAGCACTATTGTGAAGCATACGCCACTCGTGTTTGATAAGATTTTCTTTAAGAAAGGTACTAGCATTTTTTGGTATGTTTAGATAACAGATACCAGTTGGATCGTGATACATACAGGTGCCAGAAACATAGCCTCTACGCTCCCAATAAGTATCGCGAACCTTCTGCATTACTTCTGTTGTGCTGGAAGTATGTAGTTATAAACACCAAGTCCTGAATCAACAGTAATTTGTGCGGCACCATCATCACTAAATCTAATCATTTTGTCTCCCGACAAACTTAATATGCCAATTACCGCGGCTACTGGCCAGTTCCACCCTTTAGTAAGTGTGCCTGCAACATCTGCCGCAAACACAAAGTCACCTGCGTGTGTTGAATGGTCACCAAAATAAAACTTTAAGTTACCGCCTTCTGTTTTAGCAATAAATGTAGTTTCTTCATTATTAGCACTAGCCATAAACTTTAGTCTTTGTATAGCGGCTACTGTTGGTTCAATTTCTACACCCCAGTTAACACCTCTAAACTTAACTGCTTTGAGCTTGTCGTTAATAATCTCGCTACTCATAAATCTATAATCATTCTTAAAGTCACCTGCGGCGTTTTCAAAGTGTACACCTGATGGACCTGCATCTGTTTTATTAACAGTTAGTTTAGCATCTTCTGCGTACTCTGGAATGTTAAGAATAGTATTGAGTTTGCCTAGGTTGGGCATACCAAATGTTCCAACAAAGTCTGGAACCGGATTATGAAATTGTGCTTGAATAATTGCAGTTCTATCTTCGCTGACTGCATCAATTTTAGTTTCTGTAGCACTACCCGTAACTTTTACCAAATCAATAAAACCAAGAGCGTGAGTGTGCTTAACTATGTCTTGTAAATAGTCTTTCATTTAGATCTCCATGTAAAGATGATTAATTGTAACAGATTGTATTTAGAAAATCAAGTGTTGTATGGTTTAATTTCACCCATGGCCTGTGCCCATTTGATGGTCGTAAGCTCTCCTGGCTTTTTAAATTGTATCCAACTTAGCGGTGTGTAACCTACGTCTTCAACATAATCCTTATGATCGTGATACTCTAATCCAATGCTTTCACACATAGGAACGAGCAAACTCATTGGACAGTAACTTTGCGTACCACTTTCGGCCATACCAGCACCGTAACCAAAATCGGCGTTGTTATAGGTAAACATAATAACTCCGCCTGGACGTAACCATTCGTGTGCAGAACGCATCCATTCCTTAATACTGTCAAAGGACAAATAATTAAAGAAATTGTAACTAAAGATAAAGTTAAATTGATTTACAGGCAAATTCTCAATGGTATCATTTTTGATTTGATATTGCCGTACTCTCGGCACATACTGTCTAGTAAACTGATGAACAGCATTATGTAAAAATTCTTCTGTATATTCTGCTAGATATAATGGATCACCAGCAACTAAAAACTTAGTCCACTCTCCATCTCTACAACCAATCTCTAATACGGGATATTGATAGGTAACGTGCTTTTGTATTACCCCTAACATGTGCTTGTCAGGGCTATCGTCTCTATCCATTCTTATATTACGCCAATGTCTTAATGTACGTAAGTTTTGTGTTAAAAATTCATCATCTTGTAACTGACGTTCTACAGTGTAGTTAGATGTAAAAAATTTCTGTGTACGATGACGTATTTCTTGATTAAGGTTATTAATAGTATCAACTATCTTAGGTTGATGCAATTCAAGTTGATTCTTAATTGTTTGAAAGTGTTCAATAGTGGCATTAGATGATTCAGCAAACTCTGGGTCTACATTGGCTATATTGTCAACATGATGACTGATAATTTTATCAATCTCTTCACGTAACGGTTGCAAATCTATGCCGTCCTGTAACGTGTTTCTAAAGTTAACTAAATCTACTAGATTCATCGAATATCACTATGTTGTTGTACATAGCTATTTATTCGAAGGTGAATAGGCTATCAAAAGTTGTTTTGATGTCTGTGTGTGCACCAATATTCCATTCTAGTACACCTAATAAGTTATCTACTTTTTGATCAACAATAGTAGATTCCATTAGCCCATCATCAAAAGGCAAATCCTTAAACCACTGCGGTAAGTGTGTCTCATCTGTGGGATAACCAACACTAGTAAAGCCTAGTGGATTATCCTTTAGTTTACATACAATAGTTTTCATACCATCTACAATCTGTTGACTGTAGTTGTCGCCATGCATACGTCTGAGGTTGTTCCAGTTCATTGCGGCACGAACGTGTCCGGGCATATTTGCTTTACCTTCACGCTCTTCTGCTTTGGTATATTTGGTCAAGTTATTAACACGTTTAGGTGTACCTTTTTCCCAAGCAGGACGCTCTTGGAACGCATACTTAAACTCACGCACTTTATCATATATTTGTTCTTTGGTTGCACCAGTTAGTACATCAAGCAAGATATCACTCAAGAAGTCTTGTACAACTTTGGGTGTATCACTACGCTTCAAGTCCAAACCCATTGCTTTTACTTTTCCAGGCTTACCGTCTTTATCCAATCTAAAGCCTTCTAAGTCATATATTAATGCCGCATAACGCTTTTTCTTAATGTATAAACCTTTAGTAGCAGTAATCTCTCTACCACCTTTAATGATCGCACCATTCTCACGTGGCACGTGACAGGCCTTTTCCATAAACAGTGGGAAACTTTCATTCAATTGATCTGAAATGTTATCATATACCTGTGTAGCAATTTCCTTGTTCCATTCCATACGTCCTGCTTCAACATCATCTTTAATTGCAGGCCACGCACTAAAGTAACAACTATCTGTATCACCATACACAACTGCTTCACCGACGTGATCATACTTGCCAGTAATCGCTTCATTAATAAACGCATCCATGTGTTTAGCAATGATACGTCCTGTTAGTGTTGTACTCTGTCCAATACGCTTATCAAAGAATCTACATCCTGGATTAAGAATCGCACCATACAAACTGTTCAAGTTAATCTTTTTAACCAACTGCCGTTTATCCCAAAACGCAATATCCTCCGGAGTTTCTGCTTCACGTTTCTTGGCTTGTAGTTCTTTACGTTCTGCATACCAACGTTCTAGCAGTCCTGGTACAATAGCCTTTTGTTCATAACTGAATATAGTACCATTGGCACTCAACATCCAAGGCTTGTTGCTGTCAAATATAAGTCTCCATATATCTGCCGCACTCATTACATCACTGCTACCATCTGCTTCCCAGTCAACAGTAATCTCTGTGCCTACTTCTCCATTCATAACTGCTTGATATTCAAGACTGCCAAACATATTTTCCCAAGCATCAGCAAAACTTTTGCCTGCTCTTTGTTTCTCTTGAATATAGTGATCAGTCATTATTGGGCGGAGTTGTCCAATGATGCTTTCTTGCGCCATGTTAAGGGCCCTAATAGCACTGGGGTAGAGTGAGTTAATGTCGATCGCTCCAATCCAGTCATGCATTCCTTTTTTCGGGAAAGCAACATAGGCACCTGCCGCTTGCGTATCTCCTTGTTCATCTTTTCCTTTCCTATTAGGTACAACCATACCACGTTGATGTGCTTCATTGATAATTGCCTGCTCTGTAACTGCCACAGCACCCATTGTTGTCTGTAGCAATACTGTATTATCGTGTGCAAGTTCGTTAGCAAGATCCAAGAAACGTAACTTCTTGTCCATCTTACCTAACAATGCGGTATCTTGTCTGTTGTACTCAATGAAAGTTTTGAAGTCTTTGTTGTACAGTTGATCCAACGTACCTTCATATTGAGTTTTACGCTCGCCTAGTTCATATTCACCAATAGCATCCAGTGAATAACTATGCCGCTCTTCGTATGTGTACTTGCGATACAGTTGCATATAGTCCATATGCACTCTACCAATCAAGTCAAATGTTAAATTCTCTGCACCAAAACGTTCAAATGTACGTTGCTTGGGCAGTTGTCCCCAGAGACAGAAACGTCTTGTGTCGTCTGCACTGAGTACACGTTTAATACGCATGACCATATAGGGGATATCGAAACCTTCTGAGTTCCAACCCGACAGTATGTCGGCGTCTTCAATCAAATCTAAAAATGTTCCTAACAGTTCTTCTTCACGCTCGAACAAGAAACAGTTGTCAAAGTCTTTACATATTTCTTCTGCAGACTCCCAACTTAAACTTTTGGGAGGAATGGCCAGTGTGATTAACTTGTCCATCCAGTCAAGGTAAAGTGTAATCGCAGTAATTTTATTAAATGGATCTTCTGGTGGACTGAATCCACGCACTGGGTCAAAGTCAACCTCAATATCAAAAAAGCAAGTTTGTAGTTTGGGTGAGTCTGCGCCTAAGTAGTTTTCTTCTAAACAACGGAATACAGGATTTATGTCCGACTCCCATAGTCGCTTACCGCTGTTGATACGCATTTCCTTTTGAAACTCTTTGCCATTGCGGGTGCTGAACCTGCTGACAGGACTACCATACACAGTACGGAACTTACCTTTGGGATCGTCGTAGTAGAATACATAGTTCGCAGGATATTCTGTGTAGACACGTTCTCCCTTGACACGTTCTACAACATGTATGCGATCACTTTTCCTATCAAATAATGCGTCTATGTAACTCATACGTCTATTATACTATAATCCTTAAAAGGTAGTCGATCGAATAAATTTTCATTTCTTTTTTTATCTAACATTAGAACATGTAATACTGCTTCTTTAAATATTTGGCAGTCATGATTATCTATTAGACGTGATGACAGATACTGAAAATTAGGTTCTGTAATGTATTCTTTAATTTTATTTAAACATTCTAATGCCTGTTCTTTGTAGCGTTCATCTATTGCTGGTAGACATAGATAAGGAGGACTTGTTGCTTCGTGCAAACGAATTTTAAAACCTTTAAGTTCGGTGAAGATATTTTCTAAAAACCAAATGTTCAGCAGGCTAACAGTAACTGCTATAGATAAATTAACAGGCCAGGACTGCATAGTTAATAAATTATCCTTAACTTCTTTCCAATCTCCACCGTGTCTGAGTATATTGAATTCCTCGCCAACTGCATCAATACTGACCATTAACGAAACTTCTTTAAACTGATTCCATATATCAATGATGTCTTTATCTTTGTATTTTACAATAGTACCATTGGTATTGTATTCTAATATAATATTTTTACTGTACCCTTTGTCAATTAAAAGTTCTAGTAATTTCCAATGGTCGGGGTTGAGTAAAGGCTCGCCCCCGGTATAATATATTTTAATTATATCATCGCTGGTTAGTTTTTCTAAATAAGAATTAATTTCTTGTTTTTTTAAAAAATCTTTATAACCTAGTTCTTGACCCCACAAACTACTGTTATTTGGTCCACAAGTTCTGCACTTCATATTGCACGAATTGAAGTTTCTTATATCTAGATATCTGTATTTTCTGTCATCGAATAATTTAAAACTGCTTCTATAACTTTCGATGTTATTTTTTTCTAAATTAGTACATTGATGACAAACATCAGGAGCAGTTCCAGTTCTAAGATCTGCAAACGGATCATTGAAAATTTCTGTGATATCTTTTTTATAACTTGAATCAATGAAACAACAGGGTCTAATCGCACCATCTGGGAAAAACACTACGCTATTTTCTATAGCACCACAGCGCCAACTCACTCTACCACCATCCCTTTGCTACTCCAAATCCAAATACATTAACGCAGGCAAAGTAACTTGTCAACATTAGTGGGAAGCCAAGTCCTCTGCGTAAATATGCTACCGCACCTGCTATGCTACCAACAAAAAAGCCCGGATATATTAAGGCCATGTCCGGGCTATCTGCTGTAAAGGCCAATATAGCACTTGAACTGACAGTTGTAACAAAACTAATCAGTTCAAGAAAGAATGCTATGCGGTCACTGGTGTAACTTTTAATCCAAAAGTTTTTTATATTTTCCAAAAATTATCCTGCATGTCTTGTTAAGAAGTTAACACGGACTTTTTCTGGACCAAAAAACTCTCTTACAGTATTTTCTACAGTTGCTATATCAAATATCTTACAAGAGAATACATCCAAATACAAGTCCCCTGTTAAGTCAATGAAGTGGGCTACAATAGTTGATGTTACAATGATCTGTACTGCGGTGAGTCCTGCTTTGTCTGGAAATTCTCCAGCGGTGTACTCAATCCAAGTGTTTCCGATTGGTTTCATGTCAATTCTATCTAGTAGAGTGCTGACAAATTTTCTTACATTATCTTCGTCTTTGATGAGATCTCTAACGCAGTTACTACAATCAAGTGTTAAGTGGTAGCCCCAGTAGCTCATAGTGTCCTTCCGACGGTTTCTAAAATGGTGTTAAGTTCTTCATGGTCTTTGTTTTCATCTGTAAGTTTGGCTTTGTATGCGACCCTAACTGCCTTCTTTAAGATGCTAGGCTTGATTTCCATTTCTTCAGCGATTGCTTTAACGGTATCAGCTAGTCCTGCGTTCAAGTCTTCAACTTCCTGCATAACTGCAATGCCTTCGTTGAATAGTTGAGTTAGTTTTGCTTTTTGTTCGGTACT